AACGTTGAGATTAGGGTCAATGCGAATAACGCAGTGGCCCAGCTCAACCGGCTCAACGGTGTGGCCGGGACGACTGCCGGAACTTTTAGTAGGTTGCAGTCTGCCGCTGCTGGGTTAGGACTAGGACTGATCGCTAAATCGGCCGTACAATCTGCAGCATCGTTCAAAGCATTACAGACCCGGCTTAAGCTAGTCACCAGCGAATTTGGCGAGTATGAGCAAACGCAAGCGTTGGTAGCCAAAGCGGCTCAGCAATTTGGCATTAGTAATCGTGAGGCAGCAGAAGGCGTAGCTGACATCTTCACTCGATTGCGGCCATTGGGGATCAGCCTGGCCGATATTGAGTCGACTTTTATCGGATTTAACACTGTTGCAAAGCTGAGCGGCGTGAGTGCGGCTGGGGCGAGTGCTGCATTCACGCAGCTGGCTCAAGCATTAGGCTCCGGCCGACTGCAAGGTGACGAATTTAGAAGCATCGCTGAGCAAGTCCCAGGGCTGCTGCAAGCCATATCCTCTGCCACGGGCATCGCTACGGGCGATCTCAAAGAATACGCGTCTCAAGGCAAGTTGACTTCAGATGTAGTTATTGAGGCGCTGAAAAAGCTTGAGTCTGAAGGTGCAGACAAGATTGCTGCCATCGTTCAAGAATCGGATATTCAACGGTTTAAAGACTTTGAAAACGCGACGGACGATCTGTCGATTGCTATCGGCACTAGCTTGTTGCCAGTAGTTACGCCCCTAGTCGATGGCGCGACTGAACTGGTCAAAGCATTCGGTGAGCTGCCTGAACCGATACAGGCGGGCGTGATAGGCGTGACGGGATTAGCGGGAGCGGTGGCAATACTGACGCCGGCCATCGTGACACTCAATGGCCTGATAACCACACTCGCTGGAGGGACAGTCCTGAAAGCCGCGATCACCAGTTTGTCGGTCGTTGGTGAAAGGGCGTTGGCTGCTGCGGCTGGCAAGACTGTTTTGGCTAGTACAGTAACAGCCGCCAATACCAAGATCACAGCGATGACAGTCAGCGTTGGTCTGCTGAATCTTGCTTTAAAAGCTTTACCATTTGTCATCGTTGCAGGTGCTGTAGCCACTTTTGTTGGCCAGATGAATGAAGCCAAGAAGATACAAGATGACGTCAATAAGCTGGTCAAAACCGGCACTAAAGATCAGCTAGAAGCAGCTCTAGCTACGCATGAACGCACACTCGCTGAGATCGAGTATTACGACACTGTCCGAGCTCTCCTTCCTGGCGCGTTGGGCGGCGCAGCCCGTGGTGGTCATGCTGCACTTGAAAAGATCACAAAACGCACTGAAACCGTAAGAAACGCAATTAAGCAACTCACAACAGCACTTGCTGAAATAGAAACAAAGAAGCCAGACGAAGATAAGCCAACACCAACAGTCATAGATGAAGACGAGGAAAAACGTCTGGCTCTAATCGCGGCGGCGTCTGCTGATCGTGTGCGTTCGTTGGGGCAGCAGACCTTACTAGCCTCTGCGCTCAACGATGAAGAGAGGAGGCAGTTTGAGCGTCAGATTGAGATTGCAAATCTGCTGGAGAACAAAGACGGTCTGAACAAAGAACAGCTTCAAGACCAGCTGGAGGCTCTGACGAATCTGTATGAGCAGGAAGACGCTACAAGGGCAATCATCGCGGCAAACGAACTTCGTATGAAAAAAGAAAAAGAGGCTAATGATGCAGCTGAAGCAGCCTTAGAGGCTCAGCAACGCGAAGCCCAGCGTCTGCAGCAGTTGTTTGGCGGCATCGGCCAAAGTATCAGCACCGGCATCGTTGATAGCCTGACTAAAGCGCAAAATGCTGCTGAGGCGCTTGGTAATACGCTCAGGGATGTCGCAAATCAGCTCTTGCAGCTTGGAGTCAACACTGCCCTGAAAGCAGCGTTTCCTGGCTCTTCGTTGTTTAGTGGGTTGCTCGGTTTTGCAGACGGTGGTCGACCGCCCGTTGGTCGTCCTTCAATCGTTGGCGAGCGTGGTCCTGAACTGTTTGTGCCTGATCGTGCCGGAACGATCGTTCCGAATCACATGATGGGCGGGGCTAACGTGACAGTAAACGTTGATGCTTCTGGCTCGTCTGTTGAAGGCAGTGCTGATGAAGCCGCGCAACTTGGCAAGGCAATCGGCATTGCTGTTCAGGCTGAATTAGTGAAGCAAAAACGTCCTGGCGGTCTCCTCGCAAACTGATGGCCACTTTCCCGTCAATTACGCCGACCTACGGCATTCAAAAACGCAGCGCACCAAGCGTCCGCAGGATGCAGTTTGGTGATGGCTACGAGGCCAGGTTGACATATGGCATCAACCAGAATCCCAAGATTTTTAGCTTGACGTTCGAGGTGTCAGAGACCGATGCCGACACGATCGAAACATTCTTAGATGCACGGGCAGCTGACAACGCTAACTTTGATTTCACCCCACCTGGCGAAGGCAGTGCCTCTAAGTTTGTTTGTGAGGAGTGGAGTAAGTCGATTCCGTATTTGAACCGCGCCACAATTCAGGCAACATTCCGCCAAGTCTTTGAACCGTAATGGCAGTAGCAGCTTGGGCAGCCAGCACTTCATTTTCTGTTGGCGACATACGACGGGCCAGCACAGATCAAGCGTCTGGCCTGTTTTTCCGGTGCACGACTGCTGGTACTTCAGCGTCGTCTGAACCAACCTGGCCGACAGATATTGGCAGCACCATCACGGATAACACCTGTGTTTGGACGGCCATTGCATCTGCCTATGAGGAGCTAGCGAAGCTGAGCCCCAGTGCAATTATCGAGCTATTTGAAGTGCATCTGGACAACACGCTTCATGGCAGCACGGATGTTTACCGTTTCCATGCTGGTGCAAACGCAGCAATAACCGGAAACGTTGTTTTCAATGGCAACACCTACACCCGCATCCCAGTCGCGGCAGAAGGCTTTGAGTTCGCCAATACCGGGACATTGCCACGTCCGACGCTGACGATTAGCAACCTTGACGGCACAATGACCACCTTGCTGCTGCTGGTCAATGCCACAACTGCTGGCAACGATTTGGGCGGCGCAGAAGTGCGTCGGATCCGAACGCTTAAAAAGTTTTTAGATGGCGAGTCAACCGCCGACCCAAACGCCAAGTTCCCCGATGAGCGTTGGTATGTGGATCGGAAGGCGAATGAGTCACGGGACAGCGTGACCTTTGAGCTAGCCAGCAAATTTGATCTTGCGAAGCAGAAACTGCCAAAGCGTCAGATCGTAGCCAACGTCTGTCAGTGGGTGTACCGCAGCGCGGAGTGCAGCTATGCCGGCAGCAACTACTTTGACGTGGACGGCAATAGCGTCAGCACCTTGGCAGCCGATGTGTGCGGTAAGCGAGTTGGAAGCTGCAAGCTGCGTTTTGGCGATACTGCTGAGCTGCCGTTTGGATCGTTCCCTGGAGCTGGACTAACTCAATGATGAAGCTGACGGCAACAATGCAGGCTGAGATCCTTCAGCAGGCAAAAAATGAATTTCCAAAAGAAGCCTGCGGGCTGGTTGCTGTTGTCAAAGGGCGTCGGCGCTACTTCCCATGCCGCAACATCGCTGAAACACCTGATGAGCACTTCATTCTGGACGGCTGGAGCGAAATAGAGGATAAGGGCGAAGTAGTTGCCGTTGTTCACAGCCACCCCAAGAGCAACCCCGCTCCATCGCCGGCTGATCGTGTTGCGTGCGAAAAGTCTGGTCTGCCATGGTTCATCGTCAACCCAAACACTGAGGGCTGGGGCTACTGCGAGCCAGATGGCTTCAATCTTCCGTATGTCGGGCGTGAGTTTGTCCACGGCGTTGTGGACTGCTACAGCCTTTGCCGTGATTGGTACGCAAGGGAGTGGGGTCTAGAGCTGCGGGATTATGACCGCCGAGACCAGTGGTGGGACCACGGCGAAAATCTGTATCTAGAGAATTTCCAAAAGGAAGGGTTCCGCAAGATTCCGGTTGAGGAGCTGCAGCCTGGCGATGCGTTGTTAATGCAGCTGGTTTCACCCGTTCCAAACCATGCTGCGATCTACTTGGGGAACTCCCAGATCTTGCATCACGTACAGGGAAGGCTGTCGAGCAGGGATGTTTACACCCTTGGCAGCAGCTACTA